TCCGTTCTACTGAGGAGCTGGCGAGACTTGAGCAAGAACGCAACGAGGCAAGAGAAGCGTTGCGAGAACTTTGGCAAACTGCTGACGCCTACATTCCGCAAATTGATGAAGAACAAACAACAAAATGGCATAACGCGATGTTTGGAAATTCTAAAAATGGATAATCAACAAACACCAGAAACGGATGCAGCTTTTTATGTAAATGATCGAATCTTTGATCGAGTTGACAGAGATCAGTGGCAGGATTTTGCTCGCAAACTGGAACGCGAGCGAGACGAGGCCCGTCAGAAATACGACGACCTCGCAACCGAACACATGCTGGCAATCAATCGCATTTGCAACGAACGCGACGAGGCACTGAATGCAATTCACACCTACAGGTGCGAGGTCGAAGCATGGGAGCTATTGTCAGAAGCAAGGCGCGAGCGCGACAAGGCGCAATACAAGTTGGAAGACGCAAGGCAGTCGCTTGAAGTTGCTCTGGGGGACTTGAGCGAAGCCAAGCGAGAGCGCGACGAGGCGAGGGGTTTACTGAAACACGCGCAGTCTGCTTTGGACGCAATTCATTTAGAAATTGCAGGATGGATCAAAACAATGTCGGTGGCATCAAAATGAACTGGACGCATGAACAACTCCGAAAACTCGGCTACCGGCAAAACCCCGATGGTTCATTCTCTCACTCTTCAACTTCGCGGATACCTCACGCCCAGCCTCAACCGGCTCCTCGGCCAACATTGGTCGGCAATCCAAAAGGAGAAAGTAAGTGCAAAAATCGCACTACTCTCATCATTACGAGAAGCGCATGCTCGCTCCTCGACGCCGACAATTATGCAGGAGGCTGTAAGCCACTTATTGACCAACTGCGCTACGCCAAGCTCATCGCTGACGACGACCCGGAAACGGTCGAAATCCTCTTCCGGCAAGTCAAAGTCAAAACGAAAGCCGAAGAAATGACCAAGGTGGAAATCACGCGAAGCTGTGGGGATTTTAAAAGGGGGAACGACGATCTTGTCAAGACAAGTTTTGACTGATACCATTACCACATGAAACTCAACCCGAAACAAGAGGCGTTTTGCCAAGCCTACGCAAGCGGTCTCTCGATCACGCAAGCCTATGTCAAAGCCGGTTACTCCGAAAATGGAGCCGGACAGGGAGGTGAGCGCCTGTTGAAAAATGTTGAAGTGGCCAAGCGAGTCGATGAACTTCGCGCCAAATCCGAGGCGAAACTCACCTACAAACGCGAGACTTACCTCGAAACACTTCGCGAGCGGTTCATGGAAATGCCGCCGGAATCGGCCACCTGCGCGAAGTATGGCGAGATGCTCGCAAAGGCCATGGGATGGAACGAGCCGGAGAAGATCGAGGTCGCCGGGGCCATGGACATCAACATCCGCATCGGTGGCCATTAACATCGACATCATCCCGCGCCCGCAGTTGGCGAGCTACCTGCACCGCACACAACGCTGGTCGGTGATGGTGCTGCACCGGCGTGCCGGGAAATCATTCGTCTGCATCCAAGACTTGATTGCCAAGGCGCTCTCGCATCGCCGCAGCGGACCACCGCTCCGTTACGCCTATGTGGCTCCGACCCGCGAGCAGGCGAAGGACATCGCTTGGAAATACCTTGTCCAATTCACCAGCCAAATCCCCGGCGTGGTGATCAACAAGGCCGATCTCGCGATTACCTTCCACAACGAGGCCACGATCCGCCTCTACTCTGGAGAAGCCTACGAGCGCCTGCGCGGCATCTACCTCGATGGCGTGGTCATGGACGAGGCCGCTGACCTCGACCCGGCTGCGTGGGACAATGTCATCCGGCCAACGCTCACCGACTACCAAGGCTGGGCGACATGGGTGGGAACACCCAAGGGACGAAACATTTTTTGGAGGATGTGGAATCGCGCCTGCGCGGACAACGACTGGTTCACGCTCATGCTCAAGGCGAGCGAGAGCGGCATCATCCCGCCCGAAGAACTCACCGACATCCGGCGTGGCACGACCGAGAATGCCTTCGCGCAAGAATACGAGTGCAGCTTCAACATCGGTCGCCCCGGTGCGATCTATGTGCGCTCCCTCGAAAAAGCCCGCGCTGAGAAGCGCATCACCAACGACATTCTCTGGTTTAAGGAATTGCCGGTCTACACCTCATGGGATGTTGGCGCTCCGCTCAACCAGAAGGTCTGGGTGTGGCAGATGGTCGGCGACCGCATCAACTATCTGGAATCTCTCTCCGGGAGCGACGAGTGCAAAACGCCTGCGGACTGGGCGGCACGACTCAAGGACAAGCAGTATGGCTACGGTGGTCACTTCATCCCGCATGACGCCGCAGCGGAAGTGGGAGGACTCTGGCAGGAGGCGCTGGGCCGCAGCGGACTGACCGGCGTCATTCCCGTGCCTCGGCAGATTTCGGTATGGGATGGCATCAACCTCGCGAACGATGCTTTCCCGCGCATCTCGATGAACGAGTCCGGATGCGCTGACGGCGTCGAGAGCCTCGATGCCTACCATTCCAAGGAGGAACGCGACGGCGTCACCATCAAGGATGTGCCGGTCCACGATTGGAGCAGTCACTTCGCCGATGCGTTCAGTCTCTCGCACCAGGCTATCAAGCGTGGGATGGTGATCGACCGCTCCGCGATTCCTCGGAAAGCCGAGCGGCATGAAGCAACCAGAGTCATGGCAGGATTCCGGGGTGGGGGATTCGGAAAGGTCCGCCGGTGAATCGCGAACTGGAACTCCAAATCCTCGATCTCTACCGGCGCTACCCGCAGCCGCGATGTTTCGCCGAGGAGGTCGAACTCACCGCATGGAATGGCGTGGTCATCAACACCGAGGACTTCTTCCTTCTGGCCCGCCCGGTGGATATTCACGACCCGCAGGAACGCTGGCGCGATGCCGCGCACACATACCACAGGTTGTGCCAGAACTGCTGGCTAATCACAATATATTGTGGTATCAGTCAAAATAATCCTTGCAACTTCGCCCCGTATACACTTCCATTCATCGCATGGAGTCGGCGAGACCGCCCGCTCCGGATTTACGAAACCTCGAAACTCCTACCGCGATGCGACTCACTGACCACCAAGAAAACCCCATTCTCTCCACCTGTTTAGCATGGTTTGGAGGAGGTAAACGCAAAGGTCCAAGCAAGCAGGAAACACAAGCTGCCAATCAAGAGCAGGCGTCTATGCAGCAGGCCGCAGTCCAACAAGCCGCAGCGCAACAGCAGCAAATGGAACTCGCCCGCCAGCAGGCTGAAGCCCAGCGCAAGGCGCAGGAGGAAATGATGCGCCAGATGGAGGCGAACAAGCCCGCGCCCGCAGCGCAGGTTGACCCCGGCAACCCGCAAGCCGATGTCGCCGCCGAGGCCGCACGCCGCAAGGGACTCCGCAAGTCGATTCTCGCAGGCGAATCCGGACAGGCTCCCATGACGACCGGCTACTCGACCCTCGGTTGATGTTGTTTTGACTGATACCATGACCGGAAAGAATCCCGAACTCGCTGACAAGGTTCTCCAGCGACACGCTGAGATGGTCCATCAGCGGGCGACATGGGAGTCGCTTTGGGAGGACATCGCAAAATATGTCATGCCCCGCAAGGCGACGATGTTCACGCAGACGACATCGCCCACCACCGACGACGAGGCGCAACTCTTCGACGCCACTGCGGTGCGGGCGAACATGATTCTGGCCAATGGCCAACTCTCATGGATGACCCCGCTCGAAAGCCGGTGGTTTTCGCTGGAGCCTCCAAAGGCAATGGAAAGCGAAGACGAGATCGAGCAGTGGTTCAAGCGATGCACCGAGGTCATGCAGGCCGAACTCTCTCGCAGTAATTTCTACACGGAAATCCACGAACTCTATCTCGACCGTGGCGCATTCGGCACGGCGGCAATTCTGGTCGAGCAGGGGAAGAACAATTCCCTCAACTTCACCAAACTCGATCTGGGTAGCTTCGCGATCTCCGAGGACGACGAAGGGTATGTGGATACGCTTTCCCGCGAGTATGAGATGACCGCTCGGCAGGCCGCGCTCAAGTTCGGAGTCGAGAACATCACTGACGCCATGCGGAAAGAACTGGAGAAACCCAACTCCAACCGCAAGTTCGCGTGCGTCCATCTCATCGCCCCCCGTGGTCCGGGGGAGATCGAAATGGGCAAGCGGGACGCTGAGAACAAGCCCTACGCCTCTGTCTATGTGGACAAGGCGAGCAAGCATGTCTTCCTTGCTTCCGGGTTCGATGAGCAACCGTTTTTCGTGACCCGCTACCTCAAGTGGAAGAACTCCGAGTGCTACGGCTACTCGCCATCGTGGACCGCGCTGCCAGAGTGCAAGCAACTCAACTTCCTTGAAAAGCAACTCGACTCGCTGGCCGAGATTCATGCGTTTCCTCGCATCCTCATCCCAGCCGGGTTCGATGGAGACATCGATCTCCGCGCCGGTGGCGTGACCTACTTCGACCCGAACAACCCCAACGCAACCCCGAAGGAATGGGGAACCGGCGGGCGCTACGACATCGGCGTTGAGCGTGCTGAACACAAGCGCAAGGCAATCAACGAAGCATTTCATGTGGACCTCTTTCAGATGTTCGCCCAACTCCAAAAGCAGATGACCGCCCGCGAAGTCGCCGAACGCGCCAGCGAGAAACTCATCCAGTTTTCCCCGACATTTGCACGCCTCACGACCGAGCTATTCAATCCGCTCCTGCGCCGAGTCTTTGCGATCTTGGCCCGCGCTGGCAAGTTCCCACCACCTCCGCAGGCGCTTCAAATGATCGGCGTCATCCCGGAGCCGGATGTTGCCTACAACAGCAGAATCGCCCTCGCGATTAAGAGTCTCGAAAATGCCGCCTTTATCCGAACAACCGAGATGCTTCTGCCCTACGCGCAGATCAAGCCGGAGATGCTCGACAATTACGATTTCGACGAGATCACCCGCGACATGGCTCGCAACGATGGCTTGCCCGCCCGCTGGCTTCTCGATGAGGACATGGTCGCCCAGACCCGCGCTCAACGCGCCCAAGCCCAGCAAGCCGCCATGCAGGCCGAGCAGATGGAGCGGGCCGCAAGCGCCCTCGGCAAAGCGGGCAGCGTGAAGCAGGATTCCGCCCTCGCTGGCATGCTCCCCGGCATGATGGGACAAGCATGATGGCTCCCGAAGACAAAGCCTCCGCCCTCCGGCGCGAGCGTGAGCGCCAGAAGATCACGAACGCCTACCACCGTGTCTTCGGTTCCAAGGAAGGCGCTGCGGTCATCGCCGATCTCAAGCAGCAGTTCGCCACTGACTCGCAAGTCTTCCTGCCTGGTTACGATTTCAACCCCGTGGTCGCAGCCCTCCGGGACGGCCAGCGAGGCGTTATCCTCCACATCGAATCAATTCTCCGCAGGCCGGTCATCGCGGACGGCGACATCGAGACTCCCAAACGAAAGGTCAAAAAATGAGCAAACCCAAATCCGAACCCAAAAAAGACATCCCGCCTGCACCGGAAATGGAGCAGATGCTCGGCGACAAGACGCCCGCCTATGTCGAGTGGATGCGCGACTACCACCCGCAGGAATTCGCGATCCGCTACGCCGGACGCCGCACCCACCTCGGCTACCACCCGCATCCGTAAGCGTGCAGTTTTGACTGATACCTAATTTATGGAAGACACCATCGACACCTCCTCCGAGCAGAGTCTGCTCGACACAGGAGCCGACACCGCAGACCACGCCGCAGCGCCAGCCGCTTCGGAGACGACAACCACCACCACGCAACCCTCAACCGGATGGGTGAACCCGGACGGCACATTCGGAGACAAGTGGCTTGATGCCTTGCCCGATGACGCGAAGGACTACAAGGACACGCTGGCGAAATACAAGAGCGTGCCAGACATGGCAAAGGCACTCGCCAATGCCAATCAACTCATCGGCAAAAAACTCGGCGTGCCGAACGAGAAATCATCGCCCGAAGAGGTCGCAGCCTTCCGCCGCGCTATGGGAGTTCCCGATTCACTGGAGGAATACAAGTTCGCTCCAGACGCTCTTCCAGAGGGCATGACATGGAGCGACGACATGGCCAAGCCATATGCCGAGATCGCGCACAAGCACGGCATCCCGCCTTCGGCCATGAAGGAACTCGTCGCCCAGCACGCGAAGACCGA